TTGCTGGTAAGTCCACCGGGTGGGTTCATGCATTTCACTTAAGAGAGCGTCTCTAAACGGGCCTAACCGCTCAGCAAACTGATCCTCGTTTACTGGTGGTGGAGCTACAAAGTCATGGCCGACTTTGCAGTAGTACATGCGCTCCATCAGCGCACACTCCAATGTGTCTATGTCAGGGTCATTCACACCGAGATCCACGTTACCCGACAACTCGCCCAGCGAGTATAACGTGCGGCTTTTTGAGGTGTCCTTAGCGTGTCGGCGGACGGTGCACCTCGGGTCACTAAGACTAGTCTTGTGACTCACACCGTCTACCACGCCAAGGCCCCCCTACGCGCGATTGACCCGCGCCACCCTCCTACTGTTGTAGGGGTGGAGCAGACCATACCACGCGGATTTCGGCGCTGCGTCACGCGCTTCCTCGCGCAACGCTTCGATCGAAAGCGACTGCAGAATGCGAGCAGCCCGCAGATCCTCCTTATCGGGCACAAACACGCCAACAACCACCAGCTCGATGAGCTCCCGCATATGCGTGGGCCTAACACCATGCTTGTCCATGATGTTCCACGCCATTCTGCGGACAGCGAGCAAGTTGGCGGCGTTGGGAGTACACAGGCCCAGACGGTTCTTCACCTCGGAAACCACCGCACGAACGTACGGCGCCTTCTGGGTTACTCGTCTATGTCGTTTCACTTCCACGACATCCTGTGCGAGTCTGTACACACTCGTAGCTTGGGTTAACGGGATTTCCACAAGCCCTTCACCGTTGGCAACCGCAACCCGGCTGTTCTCGGTGGCCGGAGCAGCTGGCCCGGGAAAGTTGTGGCTGGCACACGCCCAGCACTCATCAACAACCCGGTCCATCTCCGTGATGATACTGGCTTGGGCAATCGCCTTGGCGTCCCCGTCCAGTTCTTTCGCGACGCACCATCTCTCGTAGATGTCCAGCAAGTGCGTCGCGATGTGGCAGTCGTGGTGTGACGTGCTACGCAAGTACCACGATGCTTCAACAGACTCAATCACACCAGAGCCCTGTTTGGCAAACCACTCCGCCACTCCATCTGGGATGACGCGTCCCTTGGCATGCGATTTCTCAACAACGAGACGAGCGCGCTCACGGCACTCCGCCCACGTGTGGAACCTATCCAAGTAAATGCATCCCCCCTTCCACACCTCGACAGGCGAACTCTCCATGATCGGCATCCGC